TGCCGCGCCCTCACCGGCCACCGCCGTATCAACACTCGATACCAGCCACACGAGCGCGCCGTCTTCTTCTGTCACCGTCACGGGATACGGCTGCGCATCGCCGTTTCGCTGCACAATCAGGCTCGCCACGCCCTCGCCATAGCCCTCGCGCCACTTTCCCAGCACGTCAAAGACGACCTTGCGCGCCTGATTCTCGCCCCTGCGCCCGAGCTTGATCTCTTCGAGCGCGTAAGCATTTTCAATAACCATGTTGTCACCTCTCTTATGGAAAACGGCGCAGCAAGAGCGACTTTTTCGTCCCTTGCTGCGCCGTGTCGCAACTCATTTTTCGTGTCTCGCGGTCGTATTCACTTACGCGTTATGGGCCTTCGCGCTCTCAACGTAGTCGCTGCTCATCGTCTGGATGAGATTTGCGGTCGAGGCATCCTGTCTCATCTGGTTCTGAATGGCCCACAGGAACTTTCTTTTGACCTGCACGGTCACGCCGCGCTGAATCAGGCAGCTTTCGCCGTTCACGCACACCAGCAGGTCATCCTTGTACTTGCCGCTGTCCTTGAACAGGCGGACGCTAACGTACTCCTCGCCCGCGCGGTCGGCGTTCACAGCCGCAACGGCGTTCTTTGCTTCGCTCATCGGTCTTTCCTCCGTTTCAGTGGCGGGGGCGGCGTTCACAGCCGCCCCCTTGGTGGTTAGGTCAGCGGGGTCTCATCGAACGTGGAAGTCGTTTCCACGCGAATCATATACGCCTCGACCAGACGTTCGGCGACCTTGGTCGCCTTCCAGCCGACGGTTGCACGCTGGTTCAGCGGGTCAGCCGTACCTGCAGAGCCGAGCGGCTTGACGATGTGCTCAAGACCACCGCCGGTCAGCTCGGTCGTGCCGTAAGCCTCCGCGCCCATGATGAGGGTGGAGTAGACGTTGCGGCCCTTCGCACCGGCTTCGCCCGGATAGATGGCGGTCGACGCCGTCGGGGTGGTAGCGGGTGCTTCTTTCAGCGTGATCGTCGCGCTGCCAGCAGCCGCAGCCGAGGCGCTCTCGATCTCAAGGAGCGCACCGCCGATGACGACTTCACGGCCAGCCAGCTTTGCGGCGTCAGCAGTGGTGATGGCCTCGTTTACGGTCAGGACCTTGCCGGATGCGCTCTTGACGGTCAGGTCGCGCGCGCCCTCGGTCAGATCGTCCGCGTGGAACACCTTCGCTTCGGTCGTCTCGATGAAGCGGACGCCAGCGATCTTGCCGATCTCGTCGTCGTAGATGTTGCTGGTGTCCTTGTACTCGTGCGGGCGCTTCCAGTCAGGGTCATCCTGAATGTCGTAGGAACAGTCAGGGTGAATGATGGCCCAGTAGGAGCCCTCATAGCGCGGGGCGTTCATGGTTTTCAGGAAGCGAACCGCCTTGCGGACGGCGCGCACCGTGAAATAGTGGTTGCCCGTGGCCTCGCCGCCAACGAGCAGATGGCGGCCCGTCACCTGACCTTCACCGTACTGGACGTTAGAGCCGCCGTTGATGACCTCGCGGGTGATGGTGTCGAGCGTGCGGCCCGCCTGAGAGCCGAGCAGCACCGTCGCTTCCTGCAGGTTGTTGTCGATGGCGGTCAGGTCGAGGATATCGGAAATCTCGACGAAATCGCCGTACTGGTCGACCTGCGCGGTCAGCGTGGTCATGGACAGCTTACGTCCCTTGGGCGTCACGCCTTCGGTGATGGGCGTCAAGGCCTTGGGCAGCGGATCATACTTACGGAACTCGATTTCCTTGCCCTTGCCCTTGGGGATGTTGCGCTTCTGCGCGAAGCGGTCATGCACCAGCTCGGGTTCGGCGTTGTCGATCAGGGTGTCGCAGTAGTAGGTCTTCATCTCGCCCGAGAGACCGTCATCGGTCGTCACGTTCGTCTGGCCCTCAAACAGGCTCAGAATGATGGGCAGAATGAAAATGTCTTTGAACTTCTTCATAGAGTTTTGTCTCCCTTCTTACAGTCGGTAAATTAGGCGGGCATCAGAATACGATGCGCTCGCCGCGCCGAACGCGCCTTGCGATCTCTGCGCGGTCGGCCTTCGTGAATTTGCTCGGGTCACTCTTGACAATGACCCCCGGCTGGGAAGTGGTTCCATTCTCGTTCGGGCGCATTCCTTTCGCGCGGACATTGTCCATCACGCGCTTTTCCATCTCCGCCGCAGCTTTCGCCGCGCTACGAGCCTGAATGTCGCCTAAATGGGATACCTCGTAAGCGTCTTTTACAGGAACGCCAGCACGCAGCATCGCAATGAAACGCGGATTCTCCGCGACTTCGCGCTTGAGGTCGAAGTCAGGGTACTCGCCCGGTGCGTCCGCCGTGCCGACCAGCTCGCTCGCCTGACGGATCCAGTCGTTATAAGTCTCGTCGGCTTTCTGCTGGCGCTGCCTGTCTTCTTCCTGGCGTTTGAGCGCTTCGTTTTCCTGCTGCATCCGCGCATACTCGCGGTACTGTTCCACGCTCATGCCCATGCTCTCCGCTTCCGCATTGTAGAGCACGCTGTTGAGCGCCGCATCGCCCTCAAAAGCCGCACGCAGCTTACTCATATCGCCGTCCGACACGCCATAATGGCGCATCAGTGTGTCGATAATGGGCTGCGAATCTGCGATCTTCTGGTCTTTGGCCTTCTCTTCGCCGAATCTGCGGTTGATGATGCGCTGCGTCTCCGCGGTATAGACGTCCTTGTATTTGCCGTTTACGAGGTCAAGGAACTCCTTTTTCAGGTCTTCCCTGCCTTTTTCCGCAGCCCCGGCGTCGTGCTGCTGCATCTTCGCGCCCTCGCCCTTCGGCTCGCCAGAAGAGGTCCCCGTATCGTCAGGTGTCTCCTGCTTGCCGAACACGACGTTGGCGTATTCGCCCGTTTTGCCCTTCCGGGTGGGAGAAGAGCTTGCATTCGTGGTCTCGCCCTGTGCGCTCGCGACTCCCTCAGCGCCGCCCGATGCACCGGCAGCGGCCCCCGCAGCGGCAGCGCCGCCGTCAAAGAGGCTCAGGATCACGCGAAGCGTGGTTTTGAGGTTCATGGTATCCCTCCTGCTTGTCAAATCGCGGATATTCGGCCCTCCGTGTAGGCCATGCAGCGCTTCCCATCATCCGCAGGGGAGGGGAGAGCGGCGAAAAGATGAAGAAAAACGCCGCCCCTCCCTCGCGGGCGTATGAATAGGAGGAAGCCACTCGCACGCCTAAAGCGTAACATGCGGCTTCCTCCGTCTCACCACGGGTGAGAAAAAATTTTTAATTTTCTTCTATGAACTCGCAGATCGCGTCCGGCCTCGTGACCTCAAGCTGCTTGAGCCCAATGCAGGCCGCAAGAAATGCCGCCTCGATGCGCTCATCGCCTCCGCAATGGATGAGGAAGCGCGGCGCACCCTCGTCTATCTCGAAGCCATAGACCTCGCACTCTCCCTCAGCTTCCATGTTCTTCACATAGCCGCCGAAGGCATACATCACGCCCGTGATGTAATTGCAGCACTTCTCGTCCGCCGAATGGCCCTCGCACAGGATCATGTAGCGGCCAATCTCGTGCTCGATGTGAACCATCGTCATGCACTTACACCCCCGGCATCGCCGCGCTGCTGCCCGTGTCCATGTTCGGCTTAGACTGTTCGGCAAGCTTCTGCATGTACGGTGTCTGCGCGCTCTGTGCGTCGGCGTTCTTGCTCTCAATTCCGCCGCTGCTGCCGCTCTTGCGTGTCGAGCCGCCGCTCTGCGTGCCGCCCGCCATTCCGATACCCATGTCCTGTCCCGTAAACTGCTGGATGACCGCGAGCGCCTTTTGCAGCTGCTCGCTCTGCTGCTGCACGACGTTGTAGAGCGTCGCGCCCTCGTTGACTTGGCTCTTGATCTTGTCGATTCCTTCGAAGTCCATCATGTCGAGCGCAATCATGCTTTCCTGTGCCCTGTCTGGGGAGAAGAATCCCAGTGAATACAGCTCTTTCGCCCGCTCGTTCTGTTCCGCGCGGGAGAATGGGTTCTTCTTCTGTGCCTTGATCTTGATGTCAAAGACCGGTCTGCGGAACAGGTCATTGCCGAGACTGTCCACGCCCGTCACCTGATCGCCCAGCTCGTTCACGCCGATATGCGCATACTCGTAGGGCATTTCATTCGTGATGCGGAAAGTGCGCGCTGCGTCGTAGAACTGCCGCATGCGCTCGATGCACAGTTTCACGATCTTCGCCTGCGCGCGGTAGCACGCCGAAATCATATCGCGGCTCGCCTTGTTTCCCGCTTCCTGCAATGCAGAAATAGCCGCCGCAGCCGTCGCACCGCTGGACGTGCCGCCGTTAGACACGTCGCGGTTTGAGCTTGTTTCCTTCATCTCGTCGATCTTCATCTGCACGATATTCGCGTAGATGGAATCGAGCGGGCGCGTCGTTACCTCGCGGAGCCTGCTATCGTCGATCTGGCCAGACACGTGGATGATTGGCTTGCGCCAGTCAAGGAACTCTTCTTCGTTGATGTTCAGGCTTTCACTCGCGAAATACCGGCGTTTGCTTCCCATCATCGAAGTTTCGAGGATGTTGCCCCACAGTTTGTCGATGTAGAGCTGCGGATCCTTTGCAATGGCCGTATATCCAAATCCCGCAGGTGTGCCCTTTTCGGGAAACAGCACATCGAACACGAACGGGTATTCGCCATCTTCGTAGAAGCCGCCATCCGCATATTCGGGGTCATTTTCGCTGGCGTAGATGATATGCTCCTCGTCGATGAACTTTGCGTAGTGCAGCACCGTTCGCCCGTCTGCGGTCCTCTTGCGGTAATACCAGTCGATCACGGCGACCTTGTTGCTCGTGTCCACCGTATCGTCGTACTCGTATTTTGCCGTTTCAATGCTGCTGCCGCTGAGCTTATCCGCAAACTGCGGGTATTCGTCCTCGATGATGTCACGGTCGACGAGCGCCACCGTGAACACGTTGCGGCTCTTCTGGATGTCCTCAACACCCGGCTCCCAGAAGATATTCAGCGGGTCAATGCCCTCGATGGCAATATCGCCGAGCCCGTTGTCTTTCTCCTTGTCCCAGAACACACCGTAGATCGCCACACCGTGTTTGAGCTTTTCCCACCACTCGAAGCTGTATGTGCTGTCAAATTCGTTGTATTCCATGATGACCGGCAGCACGGACGAGAGCGTCTGCGCGCTTTCCTCGTCACTCTGTTCGCGAGGCAGGCATACGGGCTCGGGGTAGTTGTCCATTGCGTCGGCGTGCTTATTCATGATCGAGTTAAACAACCATGCACTCGCAGGCTCGGGCGATTCCCCCGCATCTTTCGCCCCGCGTCGGATATCCTCCCAATGCCGCAGCTTCCACCAGCGCTCCTCGCTGATAATGCGATTCTCGAAGTTGCTCTTGCCCTGCTTGTACTTTTGCAGCGTTTCTACGGCGTCACCGATATCCTTGCTGCCGATGGCTACGCCGCTGCTCATCGCCGCGTCGCTGTCGCGGAATGCGCCTACAAGCGGCGCTTCTGCCTTTGCATCCAACATCGCAGCAGCGCCAGCCGCGTCGGCCTGCTGCTGCGTCTGCGGGAATTTTCTCGTCCCTGCCATGTCTTCCCCTCCTGTCAGTTGTGTTGGAACCACGCGTATCTGTCGTAGCTCGGCGTATTGATGTCCAGCGGGTCGTACGAGACCAGCTTCGGCGGCTTATTTACCCGTGCCGCAATGGGATTCTCCATGCACACATAGCGTGTCATGTCGTAGATATGATCCTCCTGCTCGGTGTTCACGTCCTCAACGTCCTTTTCGTCGTAAACGAGGTTTGGCACCGTGCGAATGAAATTTTTGCACGTATCGAAGATATACAGCATCGGAACGCCGTTCTCATCGAACGCGAATCGGTTGTGCAGCTGCATCTTACCGTCGATGCGGGCGTTATCCCCCTTCTCAAAGTAGACACGCTCGCGCTCAAAGAGAGCGCCGATGCTCTCCGTGCCCTGCGTACCCCAAATGGCGGGATCGCCCACACGGAAGATGCTCCTCCCCTTGAGATTTGGGTCTTCTGCCTCAATGCGCTTCATCTCGCGGGCAACCGCCGTCGGCTCCATCTTCACGCCCTCGTTCGGCGTGCCCGTGCAGCCGTAATATTCCCGGATGTGGTAGAGCCTCCTGTCTTGGTCGACCGCAAACCAGCCGATGGCAAACGGCCTTGAATAGCCCCAGTCCATTGCGCACCAGATCGGCCACTCCTTCGGCACATGAAACGGCGCGATGACGTGCGTATTGATGCGGTCGCGGTAGTGTTCGCTGTCATTGCGCCACTCGGTAAACACCTGCCCGGAGAACGTATCCCAATCGCCGTAGAGCAGTGCGTTCTTTTCTGCCTCCGGCATTGACGCAAGGCGCGTCAAATAGCTGTCGTCGTTTTTGAGCAGTATCTTATTGTCGAATACCGTGCTCGGCACGAAGATTCGGCTCTTCTGCCGATGTTCTTCGTGCCCATCCGGAAAGCGCACGACCGCATCCTCGCGGATGGTCCTCATCGGCGGCGCTGCCGTGATGAAACGTTCCTTGACCCATCCGTGCCCCACGCCGCCGGGGTTCGCCGTGCTGCGGATGTATACACGCGTCCCCGGCCCGTTCGGTCGGTTGCGGGAAAAGAGGTAGCTGTATTCCTCCCACGTAAAGTGGGTCAGCTCGTCGAATGCAATAAAGTCATACGCTTGGCCTTGATACTTGATTTTGTCCTTTGCGTACTGCATCGAGCCGAAGAGTATTTTCGCCCCGCTCGGAAATGTCCACGTGTGGCTGCTGCCGTTGTAGCGCGCGCCCGGATAAATACGCGGGTAGTAGTTCAGCGTCTTGTCAATGAGCTCGGCAAGCTGCGGGAAGGTCTTTCTCAGAATGATCGCCTTGTAATACGGGATATCCACCTGCCGCAATGCCTCGATGACCAACGCATCGGATTTCCCCCCGCCTAACCGGCTGCGCCGCCGTATAGAGCCTCATCCTCCCATCGGCTCATAAAGAGTGCCTGCTTGGGCTGCGGCTTCCATACCACGCTACGCTTCGCCATTTGCATCACCTCCCGCGTCCTGCGGAACAGGCATTACCGCGGGCAGCTCTGCCACCCCGCACACGCTCTCTCCGCCGTCGTCCTTTTTCTCGTCATTTACCCAGCGGAAGTTGTATCTCAGGCTGAATTCCGCGCCACGCTGACCGTCTCGGTCGAAGAGGCGTTCCTCTGCGTAAGCCTCGATGTGGGACTTCGCGCGCGTAACCGTGTCAACGAACTCTTTCTTCGCCTGATAGTTCAGCAGCGCTTGACGGCTTGTAAATCCAAGCGCGAGCGCCAGCCCCGTCACCGTCGGCGGTCGCTGATGAATGATAAACGGCTGCCCGAATTTGTCGAGAATCGGCATCCCGTCGTCCCCGATGATTGGCTCACCCTTGCAATCTTCAAAGTATCGGTCAATGACGGCCTGCATTTCTTCAACCGTCGCATATTTTGGAGGATGCCCAATTTTCGCCATGCCGCCACCGCCTTTCTTTTTTATGCTGCAAGCCCCCCGTCCTCGGCCTTATCGCGCAGCATTCTTATCCCCGCTCGGAGAACCGAGCTTCCTATTTCCGACGGTAACACGACATCTTTTATTTCTCACCACGGGCGCGGAAACTTTCTCTTCCCTTTCTGCGCTCTCCTCTGTATAGTTACATACACACAACATAGATACATCCTGCGTATAGCACTCTCTCCCTATCCCCCCTATAATCCCCCCTTCCCCTCTCTCCCGCAGCAAAAAGAAGCAGGGCTTTCGCCCTGCCTCTTCTTATGCCATTTTGAGCTTCCTTTTGAGCCACGTCCACAGGGTTTTCCATGGGTGGGCTTCTGCATAGTGTGCGCGCTCTCGTGCATTCAAAAGGTCGTCATGCAGATTCTGCGCGCTTTTCCGCCATGCGAAAAGGTCTTTCGTTTGCTGGTCTCTTTCCACCTTCATGGTAGCAATGCACGCATTCGCCCGCCCAAGCGCCGCCTCAGTGTCAGCGAGCTTATTTCGCAGCGCATCCGCGTCTGCTTGCAGGTTTGCGATCACGTTCTCGCGGGTGATGGCCTCGCCGTTCTTCTGGCTGACCTGCTCGGTCAGGGCGGCGTTTACTCGCTTCAACTCCTGCACTTCCGTCTGCGCGTCCTCCACCATATTCGCCATCTGCTCTTTGGTGTACTTCTTGGTGTTGATGCTCATAATTTGGCTCCTTTCATTCGTAGCTGTTCTTCTCGTCCCCGGTCGCTCACGATGCTCACGACCTTACAGTCTCCATAGCGCTCAATGTCCATTGCGATGCGCTCCTTGATGCCCTGCGCATCGGCGGCGGGAATATTGGCTTTAATCGTGATCGTCAGCATGGTTCTTTCCCTCAAGCTTTTCGCGCAATTCCAGCACCATGTCCGCATAGCATTTTTGGCACAAGATAGCTCGCTCATTTCTTCCGTTGAAGCGAATCCTTGTATAGTCGTAATACGTCTTGAAGAACAACCTTTTTTTGACTGCAACTCTGGTTCCACACACATCGCACGTTCTTTCTGCAAAATACTCAGCCATTATTATTCCCACCTCCGCTCGCCGTAGCTACAAAAATCGTCCGGCTCTACGCAAACCAGCTCGCCGGAATACCCGCGTTTGTTCTCTTTCGGTTCAGTGTGCAAATAGCACAGCCCGTTCGGGTGGTTGCGATAGTGCTTGCAGTCCTTGCACCGCGTCACGACCATAGCATCTACTGTTGGGGCTTTTTCTATCAAGCCAAGTAAGCCGTTCCAACCAGCACAATACGCCGCGGGGAGAACATCTTTGCTGCACCTCCCCACACCCAATTCATCAACGTCAATCAGCCTCATCGCTTAGCGCCTCCGTTCTTTTTGCATGGAGAACAAAACAGCTTATCAACCCAAGACACTTTTCCGCTGCCGCCAGTGGCACATTTTTTCGACTGGCAAGTCCTGTTCTCTTTGTGGAAATAGATGCAGTCCTTACACGGATTTCGCATCGCTGTCACCTCCATCCATTGTCCGCCCTCCTGTTCCATGCATAGTTTTGTTCCTTTCCCACCATGCTTATAGTTGCCATTATGCTCGCCAGACTGACTTGCGCTACCATGCGGCATATTACCCCTCCTTTGTTTTTAAGGCTTTCTCCGCCTCCTCGCTGGTGACGAATACAGTCTTGCCAAATGCGCTGGAATTGACCCCGTACTGTTCTCTTGATCCATCTACTGCAGAAAATACAATGGTCGTAACGTGGTTGCCAATGTTCACAAATTCTATCACGCATTTGCGGGGGTGCCGCATCCCATCAAGATTCGCCCACACTATATCGCCAACCCTGCGCGGCAGCACCGCCACGCGCCCGTCCTTGTCGGCCTCGGCCAGCTCCCGCAGGCGGTCATAGCTGCAAAAACTTTCCAAATCAGCAAGTCGCATAAGCTTCAGCGCGATCTCGTCCGCCTTATCCTTCGGCAAAACCTCCTCCGGCGTCAGCCCCGTGTCCTCGTAGGCTGCAAGACGCTCCACACACGTCTGTCTGTACGCGCTTTTTGCCGCACGGTCATTGCAATCATTGCCACCGTAGCAATCTGCCGGATAATTGTAATCCGCTGCGCCGCTTGCGAGATATTTTGTCAGTCTCTTCATCACTCCACCTCCTGCATCTTACTAATCACTTTTCGGATCACATCGCCGCCATAAGCGTCTTTTGTCAACTCCAAAAACTCCGCCAGCGTCATTATGCCGTGCTCGAGATCAACACCGTGGTCGCGGGCAAACTGTTTTCTGCCCATGTCGCATGAGCCGGTCAAACGGTGATGCCAGTCGTAAAAGTACTGCGTCGGATACGTTCTTCCATCGTCTGTCTCGCGCAGGAACATCGCAATGCGTTCATCTTCCGGCATATCCTCAAACAGCTTATCTCGAAGAGACTCCATTGCTTCTCGCAGCGTTTCGCCGTGTGCAAAAACATTTCCCTGCTTGACTATATAGCACGGTGTGATCGTCAAATCATTGTTCACGATTGCTCCATGCGCGGTGTTGCCGCGCATGGAGCGAATCAGTGTGTTTACGCCGTCAATTCGATAGACCGGTTCTCCATTGAAACTTTTAATGCCGTCGCCGGAGCCGTCGCCGGAGCCGTCGCCGTAGCCGGAGCCGTCGCCGTCGCCGGAGCCGTCGCCGTAGCCGTAGCCGGAGCCGTCGCCGGAGCCGTCGCCGGAGCCGTCGCCGTAGCCGTAGCCGGAGCCGTCGCCGGAGCCGTCGCCGGAGCCGTCGCCGTCGCCGTAGCCGGAGCCGGAGTCGTAGCCGTCGCTCACAGTCAGAAAGGCTTTGATCTTCTCATCAAGCGTCATCTCTTCCACTCCTTTACGCCTCGAATCGACGCAGATGCCGCATCCGTGCACAGGATAATCTGGATTGCCCCCAGCACGGTCATTTCCGGGACCGTCACGGTAAAACGGCAGTTGCCCGGTGTTTTTGTGCCGTCCTGTGCGAGCTGTTCCACAGCGCACGCGCCGTCCCAGCTCCACAACTTGCGCACCTCGGTCATAGTGACCTCGGAGCCGTTGCGTTCTTTGATCTTGCCAAAGAAAACACCTGCGCGGTCGCAGCGAACGATGTAGTCCTGATTGGTGTTCATGATGAAATTCCTCCTGATTATTGTTAAAATTTAAAACTCTCTCTGAGCATCTTCCCGTTGATATCCGCCTCCGCCGTAAAGTAGCGGTGCGCCTCGTTGATGTAGACGACGCGCCCGCACGGTCACATCCACGTCGCCCTTGACGTACCGGCTCACGTTGGTCGCCGAAATGCCGGTCGACTCGGCAAGCGTGGTTTGGTTGTAGTCGGTTTTCTCCAACGCCGCTTTGAGGCCCGGATACGGGCAGCGCTCCCATGGCGTCTTGCTCATAACAAATCGGCTCATATCATTCCCCTCCTAACAGTGCCCCGATGGACACGTCCAGCGCTTCGGCAAGATAGAGATACGTTGTGACTATACCGTATCGCTCGCCGCGCTCGATAGACGAAATCGTTCTGTCTGTGACGCCGGACTTGTCTGCAAGTTCCGTCTGGTTCATCCCACGCATCAACCGCAGGGCTTTCACATGCTCGCCGATGCGCTGCTCGGTCGGGATAGGCCCCTTCGGCGCTTTATCCTCGCTCAAAAAGTCGATCACACGGATCCCTACGGCTTCGCAGATACGTTCGCACAGCGGGATAGTCGGCATAATGCGCCCGCACTCGTAATTGCACAGCTGCCCTTGCTCAATGCCACACATGGCGGCAAACTGCGATTGGCTCATGCCCCTTGCTTTTCTCAGGTTGCGGATCCGCTCCGCAGTGTCTTTTGCATTCATCTTTTTCGCTCCCTCATTTCGTTCGTTGATAGCGCCGCGTCTTAAATTGCCGCGCGCCCCAATAGGCACCGCGTTCCTGCGTTTGGCGCGCTTCTTCTTCCTTCGCCTCGTTGTACTTGGCGATATCCGCCTGATAGTACGGGCAATCGCCGTGACAGCCTACGTGCCGCGTCGGCGGCTTGCAGCTGTGGCAGTGCTCAAAACTCATCTCACACCTCGCGGATCGTGATGCCGTACTTGTCCTGCATCAGTTTCTTTTTTAGCAGATAGTCTTTCGTTTTCGCGCCCTTTGCGTCCTCGACCTCACGCAGCCAGTGCACCGTTCCGTTGCAGTCTGGCTCGGTCGCCCGCTCGTAAACAAAATCCGCGCGGTAGACCATTGGCTTGATCCTCTCTCCCTCTATGGTCGTGTATCCCTCCACGAGGGTAAAATTCACTTGCAGCCGCAGGTCGCGAATCTTCCCCATCACTCGCAGCACTGTCAGCTCGGCGAATCGCGCCGCCTCACGCTCGGAATCAAACTTGATGCCGTCACGCACGACCTTTCGGTTGCCGTACTTGTTCTTCTTCGGCTTCTTCATGCCTGCCAACTTGTCAAGCACCTGCTTCTGCGCCTGCGGTCCGAGCCGTGCAAGGTCAGCTGATGTCAGTGCCATCGTCGGTCTCCTGCAAATCGCCATGAGACGCGCTCTGCGCGTTTTTATCCTCCACGGGTGTCATTTCACGTTTTTCGTATTCCGAGCGCTCCTGCGTGCTCTCAGGTGCGTCCCCGGTGGCTTCTCGTTTGCCGTCCGCAGGATCATCCCGCAAACCGACGCCGATGATGTAATTTTCGCCGTCCCTTCTGGCATGCACTTCGTACTTGCGATAGGTTTCCCGTGCGTCGAACTTCGGCAGCATCAGGCGTTTGCCGATGACCGCCCCCGTGTCGGGGTCTACTGCGTCCTCACCGTAGGCAATCGCCACCTGCGCAAGCAGCGCGTCGGTTGCAATGCTGATCTCGGCAACGCCGCTGGCGCGCTTGGAAAGCTGCGCGTTCAGCTTCATTAGGTCGCCGCAGCGCTTTTCGTAGCGGCCAATCTCGTGTTTGAGCTTCTTGATCTTGTCTCTGTTTCTTTCGCTCATCGGTTATCCGTCCTTTCGTAGTGCAGCGTCAGCGCCCGGGCGATCGGGCAGCGCCGCCATTCTTCGTTGGCGCAGTAGCGCCGCGTATATTCGTCCAGTTCTTCTTTTGGAAGCTTGACTTGCGCACCCTCGCAGTTGAGATAGTCGCGGTAGTCCCGCGAGTAAAACGGGCACTTGAAAATGCCCCCGCGATACCCGCTCACGGCGCACCGCCTGCCAACACCGATTTGACGTGCCTCATGCGCCGATTTGCCTTGTCGCGTCTCATGCTATCGCCCTTGAATACCAGCGGCGTGCACATCTCGAGGATGCGGTCATAGATGCGCTGATAGGTCATGTCTTTCGGCCTGCACAGCTCGTCAAGCGTCAGGTTTGTGGTGACGATCAGCGGCTTTTTGGCCTTATATCGTTCGTCAATGACCGTGTAAACCGTCTCCATTGCGTACTCACTGCTGCGCTCTGCGCCGAGATCGTCAATCACCATCAGCGGGTAATAGTGCACCTGCTTGATGATCTCCTGCTTGTCGTATCCAGCGTTGAGGATGCGTGGGAAGCTCGTAATCATCGCCGGGATTCCGCGATCAATCAGCTCGTTGGCGATGCACGCCGCTGCGAAGGTCTTCCCGTTTCCGGTGTTCCCCCACAGCAGAAGCCCATTGTTCTCGCGCCTCATGTCATCCCATGCGTCCGCATAGCGCTTGCACTTGACGATTTCCTCGCTCATCGTTGCCTTGTCGAACCGGCACGCCGTCAGGCTCTTGTCGCGGATTCCGTCAGCACGCAGCGTTTCGATGCGCAGTCGCTTCTCGCGGTCAGCTCGTGCTTTCTTTTCTGCCTCGTACTCTCGCGCCGCGCAAGCGCACTGGCAGCCGACAAGGCGGACGCTCCCGCCGATGGGGATCCGGCACTGCTTCGGCGTGTTGCAATGGCCGCAGTACAGCAGCCCGTCTTTCTCGTAGTCGACCAGATCGCGCACAGGCTCAGCCTTTTTCGCGATGCTGTCGATCAATGCGTCAACGTTCATAGGCTTCCCTCCGTGTTGCCGTAGTCGTAGACAAACGGCTTATTTTGCGGCGCTTTGCCGCCCTTGTCCTGCTCTCTGGCAAGCCAAGCGGTGATGAAACGCTTAATCCCTCCGCGTGTCTTTCGCTTGGTAGGGTTTGAATCGCACCAACCTACCATGTTTCTGAGCTGTTGTACGACGTCAACGTTCGGATAGAGCTGCGACCATTTGGCCCTGTCATTCTCCGAAACGTCGAAAAAAGTCCCGTCATTCAGCGGCAAAGAAATCACCGGCGGCGCGCCAGCCGCTTGCGGCTCAGCGCAATAATCTTTCGGATTGGATTCTGGATTCGGATTCGGATTCGGATTGGATTCAGGCGGTGATTCACCGTGACCCACCGTGACCCACCGTGAAATATCAGAATCCGACGGGGCGGGGTATTTCGATTTCTTCGTTTGTATCCTTTGATGCTCGCTCCAATTCGGAAAGCAAAAATAGGGTTCCCCTGCAACCTCATAGAGGAGAATGCTACCAGTGCGTTCCAGAGCTGCCAGCGCCTTTTGGATATCCTGCTCCCGTACTTCCTTTCGGCGCGGGAACACAAACCCTTTCAAAATCTCCGGGTCCGCGCTGCCCCGCCCGTAATCATCGACGTATGTAACCAGATACGCCCATGTGCGAAATTCAAAATCCGAAAGACTGTTGATCTTTTTGCTGGTGCGAATCGTTTCTTTAATCAGTCTATTCGGCATTTGCTCACCGCCTTAAAACGGCAGCTCGCCGTCATCCTCGCCGACCTCCGTAAAGCCGTCTGCGGCGCTCTCTGCGGCGTTTCTGCTCTGGGCGGTTTCGTTACCATCCGAGCGCCTGTTGTCCGCGAAATACACGCTGTCAGCCTGCACCTCGTAGCTCCTGCGCTTGTTGCCGTTCTTGTCCGTCCAGTCGCGCATCTGCAAGCGCCCCTCGACGCCGATCATGCGACCCTTATCGGCGTAGTTGCAGAGCACTTCTGCCGTGCCGCGCCATGCGACAACGTCGATCCAGTCTGTGCCGCCCTCCTTGCCGTTGCGGTCAACGGCAAGAGGGAACGACACAACGGATACTCCGCTGTTCGTCTTTTTCAGCTCCAAGTCACGCCCGATGCGTCCCATCAGGCACACGCGATTCATGCTCACTGTGCGTCACCGTCGCTTTCGATGACCTCGCCGGTCGCCTCGTCCACGGTGTAGTTTTCGGCCTCGATGGTTTCCTCTGCCTGCGCATCTGCGGCGATCACGTCGGCAAGCTGTTTGCCCGCGTCGCGCGTCTGGTAATCGATGGACATAACGCCCCACTTGCCAATCAGGATACGGTAGACAGTCTTGCGTGCCATAGCGTCCCAATCATCGCGCCAGCCCTTACCCTGATATTCACCTTTGCGGAATTTCTTTTCATGTGCGGTGATGGCCTTGACGCTCATGTATACGGTCTTTTCCGCGCCGTTGATAAGACGGTAATAACCGACGTATCCGATGATAGGAAGCGCCTCGCGCGCGTCCTCGTCCTCCACGAAATCAATGTCAACCTCTTCGGTCAGACGGTTATAACTCTTCAATTCGCCCTCACGCACGTCCACGACGTTGATGGTCTTGTATGCACCCGTGCGAAGTGCGAGCTGGTGCATACCTTTCCAGCCGAGAATGAATGTCGCTTCCATCTTTTTTGCGCCAATATCCTTCTTGTAGTTCTTGAATGGCACAATGTAGGCATAGCCCAAACTCGGGTCGATGGGGAGATCAAACATCGCCGCTTTCAGCGAGGATTGAATGACCGTCATCGGGGATTCGTAAAAAGCCTGCTGCAAATTCTTGTCTGCATTGACCATCGAAATGATGGACGAAATAAACTGTGGCGCGCGCTTGCCAAGCAGCTCGTCAAAGCGCTTGCGCATGCCGTCGCGGTCAAGCAGATCGTTCACCAACGCCGTGACGGATGCCTGTTTCTGCTGCGGTGCTTTCTGCATCGCCTGCGCGTTCTGAATCAATCCTTCCTTCATCTTTCTTTATCCTCCTTCACCGCAAACTTGCGGAAACTTGTCGTTTTGTAGTATCTGCTCAAGTCCATGTCTGGGTGATCCTTGGCAAACGCCCTCGCATCGAACGTCTGGCGGCTCTGCGCCTTCCAGTCGACCGTATAGCGCCCGCAGTAGCCGCGCTCATTGTCACCAAGGTCGTTCATGAGCTGCTGTTTGATGGCGTCCGCGCCCTTCTCGATGGCCTTTTTCCGGCTCATCAGGTATTGATACTGCTCGATCAGTCTCTCGCGCCCAAACAGCTCGACTTCTCCGCCGCCGCCCTCGTAAATGGTTGCGATCGTGTCGGTCGTGCTCTCCATACCGTCCATCGGCGGCGGGCTGTCAGCCTCCACGTAGTCGTGCCAGAAGTCCGCGGCGCAGCGTTTCAACGCTGCAATCTCGTCGGGGCTGACATACACGCTGCTCTCGCACCATCCGGGAACATAGTCATCGGGGACGGTCGTGATCTGGTAGCAGTAAAAGCCCTTGCCCAGCACCAGCGCCGCCAAGAACCAGCGTTCCCACCCCGTCACGGCGAGATATGTCACGCACTGCGCGTAATAGCTCTCGGGGAATTCGCCAACTGCATAGCGCTTCATGTTCAGCGCATTCGCGGTCTTGCATTCAAGGCCCGCGTGCCAACCAGCCGGTAACACCATACGGTCAATGTTCGCATGTAGGCACGGAGCCTCATCGTTACGCAGGATGTAGTTCACCTTGCGGACACGCAACCCTGTTTTTATCTCGAATCGAGTTGCGACGTAGCCCTCGAGGTCTCTCCCGATTCGCATCGCCTCGTTTTCCGGCTCTTCGTCAATCCTGCCGGTCTTCTCCGCCCATACCGTGTAGGGCGAACGGTATTTATTCAGGCCCAGCACCGCGCCCATGTCGCTGCCGCCGAGGCTCTTTCGCCGCTCTTCAAGCCATTCTTCGCGGCTCATGCCGCGCGTCGAGATCTTCTGAATCTTCATCTTTTGTTACCTCGATGTCTTCCGCCCCGCAGAAGGGACAGCATAGTATCGTTTGCGTCTCCACGCCGCGCTCACCGTCAAGGTTCTCGCGCCTGCGCAAGACGTCGGGCTCGTCAAAGGTCAGCCTGCACCATTCGCAGCAGTACATCACATCATCGCCGAGACCGCGATGAGCACCGCCGCCAGCAACAGGCAGATACCGGCAAAAAGCATCGCCTCGTCTGCCTTGCGCTGCTCTCTCGTGCGCTTGTCGTGACGTCTCACCGTCTGCACCCCCTGTCGATATACGGCAGCAGCTCATACAGCGCCTTGCACACCGCGCATGCGCCGATGACGGCGAGGGAGGTTGCAAAGTCGCAGCCGTTCAGCGCGATCACCGCAGCGGCGATGCCGCCGAAAAACAACGTGTCGATCATGCCTCCACCTCATATCCAAGAAATTTCAGGAACGAAAGCCGCGGGATGACCGTGATCGTTCCGATGCGGCTGACCGGAAATCCGAGCTGTTCGGGGTGGTCTTTCGCCGCAATGCTGATCGAATAGGGCTTCCGCCCGAGTACCGGCGCGATATCCGCCGGTGTCAGAACCGGCTTGTCCGATGCAAGCATTTCTTCCACCGTCATTTGCGCGCTCCTTCCTCTCCAAGAAACTTCTGAATGAAATACTGCTGGCCTTTGCCGGTGACTTTCGTGGTCTTGCTCACCGTCACCGTGCCGTCAGAATGTGTGATTGCCGTTTCCTTAACGGTGAAAAGCCCCAAGTCCATTGATTTTTGTGTTGGCATATTGAAGTCCGTGCCGTTTCGACGAATCAGATAGCCGTTTTCGCGCATCCAACGGAACAGTCGGTGCTGCCCGATGTCAACGCCGTTTTGTTTCAGCAGCTTCGCCAGCTCGCCGACGAGGATCGAAGTCTTGCTTGCGCTGACCGCGTTGGCAAAAAGCACCTTTGGCGCGTCGGCCTCAACCTTGCTTTCAAGCCGCTTGAGCTTGTCCCCTGCGATTTGCAGCGCGCGAGCCATAACTTTCTCCGGGCTGTTCCAGTCCTTTTCAATTTGAAGAAAATACTGGCGAGCCTGCTTGCCCTTTTCATTGCGCTGGATCATGCAAAGCTCTTTCGCCATGTCGATGGTGAGCACTGCGTCTTGCCGAGGCTTTCCAGATAGTCCGTCTGCCCTATTACTCAAAAATGAGTAATAGTCTTCGCCCTCGGTAAAACCGTATTCGCACATACGAGGGAACCAGTCGTTAAACCTTGCCCCGACCTCCAAGAAGTCGTGCAGGTCTCGCGCAGAGACCGCAGGGCGGTCATTGTTGTAAGTGATCTTGATTAGCTCGCTCATCTTTTGCGTTCCTCCTTACTCCTTCGGGATCAGCCGCGTCACCGGCACATTCAGGTGCTTCGCAATGCGCATCACCGTGTAAAGGCTCGGGATTCGCCCTTCCTTCCACGCCGTCACATTGCTTTTGCTCATTCCGAGCGCCACGCATACGGCGCTCGGCGTCGTGTGCTTCTTCTTGCACACTTCTTTCAGCAGTTCGTAAAACAAGTCATTCCCTCCATTCAAACAGTTTGAATTAGAGAACCTTTTGTGATAGAATAAAGCTGCACGTGCGGAAAGGGGTGATGCCCATGCAGGCCACATCGGCTATCGCAGGCTTCATGCCTAATTTCCTGTGTTCCCGGTAACTGAACGGACAGCGGTGCGGACAGCGCACCCGTTTCTCATACGAAGCCGTTCAACCGCGCCGAGGGGTGCTCGCCTGCACCCGCAACGCGGCGGAAACAAAGTGTGACGAGATACGGCGGGAAGGCGACCCGCCGCATTCTCAACCGCGCGTTTGCCTCACCCTATCACAAAAGGCTCTTGACAGTTCCCTAAAAAGTACTATAATGGAAGCGCCAACAACCAGTAGAGTACTTTTATCAGGACTGCCTATGGTCTTATTATAGTTCCCCTTAGGAAACTTTTCAAGCCATTTTTGTCCCTTTAGAGTACTTTTGTTCCTATGACCAATAGTGGAGGTAGCTTTTTGGGGACTTTGTACGAAACCATTCGCTCTTTGTGTGATAAGAAGGGGATTAAACCCGGAAAAATGTGCTCTGACTTAGGTATGAGTAAGAGCATTATGACGAAACTGCAAGATGACCCTACAAGAACCATAAAATTAGATACCGCAAGAAAGATCGCGGACTACTTCGGCGTGACCGTCGACCGCGTGCTCGGCGCAGAAAAAGCCCCCGCCACAGAGGGCGAGGGCATAAAATATACTGATTTTGAATTGTTGCAGGCATACCATGACGCGGATCCCCGCACAAAAGAGGCGATCCGCACGCTGCTCGGGATCAAGGGGGATTGATTGTGTCTGAATTCGACGTATTGAAAGCCCTCTTTGAGAGCGGCGGTGAAATGGAATGGTCTGCGCTGATGAATACTGACAAATCCGTGCAGGAGACGTCCGGCGTATTGCAGATGCTCTTGCATAACGGCTATATCGCAGGGCCGCTATCCGCACATTCTTCTGTCAAAATCACGTCAACCGGGCGCGCTCGCTATTTGCAGTTAGTTCGAGACCTTCAAGAGAAACATGATGGCCAAGAATATATCCGCAGCATAAACAAAAAGATGTATAAGCAGGGACTTTATAACGCGGTAATCGCTACAATATCGGCAATTCTCACACTTGCCACACTCTTGGTTGCCATCGCCACCTTCTGTAAAAGCGCGTAGATTGGCAATAGACCACTCAACGCAAATCCAAAGATTCCCCGCAAGGACTAATGCGCAAAACAAAACTGCTGCGTTCATCTTTTAACTCCTTTCAGCAGTTCAATGACTGCTCTCCGTTTTTCTTCATCTTGAATGGCCTCGAGGAATGCGCGGTCTTCCGCCGTGATATTATCGGCGTTGGCTTTTGCGTCTTGGTATAAACGTTGCATCTATATATCCTCCGTATGTAAATAGTTTCACTTATCATATACCGCGCCGCGGTTCATTTCACCACGGCCGCCGATCGTAGAAATGGGAATATACAACGACCCGCAGTATTTTGAAAAGCGTGCGTATTTCCGCCGCCGGAGATTCAAAAAAATCATAGAATTGATCTGCACGATAATTCACCACGGAAAATAAGGAGAATTTGCTTATGCAATATGCAATAGCGATGGCATTGTCCATCTGCATAATTGTAATGATTTTCTGGCAAGAGAAACTATCATCATACGAGAATTACGACAGCCTAAAACAGTATATAGACGGGTGTCTCCTTGTAATTAGTGACTTAAACGAATGGGTCAATAACAGTTTACCCGAAGGAATGAAACTCAGTGAAAATTCCGAAACTCATTGTAAAGTAATAGCGGACGAATACCGATTTGCAATGCTAAGATGGTATTTCAAAACAAATTCATGGGATGCTGGCAAAATGGAAAACGCGAATTTAGAAGAAAACATTTGGATTCGCTACAGGGAATTCCTTGATTTCTTAATCAATCGAGCTGGCATATGTGGAAGCTTTGGGCAGTTCGATCAATACCGCGTAACTGTAGATTGCAGCAGGAATTTATCTGATTTTGGGATTGACCTTTATAAAGTTATATATGCAACATCGAAAGCCGCATATGAGTTCGGAATGCCGGAAGGTTATAACGAAAAAAGCGATAAGTGGTTATCTGTTATAAAAGCAGGAGAAATATAAAAATTGTTATAGTTGCATGTTGGTAATCGCCCCGCCCTCGCCGTCTCTGCAACACCGACGAGGGCGGGCTTGCAGCAGCGGGGAGCGGTCGCCGCTGCTTGCTTTGACCATACTCCGCTTTACCTTGGCAATTCAACACCGAAACATTGCAATAAGACAGCGCTCGACGCGGTTCGACAAACCATTATCTTGCGACTTCGCGGCGCAAAAATCGGAAAAATTAAGGTGGCATAAATGAACATTCAAGAAGTGTGTAAATCCCGTAAAGAAGAATTGAAACTAACCTATCAGGACATTTCCGATGCTTCCGGCGTGCCGCTGTCCACCGTGCAGAACTTCTTTTCCAAGTTTTCTAAAGCTCCGTCCATCTACACCGTCGCGCCGATCTGCAAAGCGCTCGGCATATCCCTTGATGAGGTGTTCGGAATTTCCGAACACTTGACACCGACCGAGGAAACCTTGCAAGCGCGGAACGATGAACTGGAGCGCCACGTCGACGCAAAGGCTGATACCATCGAGATCATGCGGCGCGGCGTCCGTATCCGAAACGGCGTAATTTTAATTCTGTTTATTATGGTGGTGTTGCTGGCTGTATGGTGCTTGTATATCGATCTGCATTGCGCCGATTACGGATTTTGGAGGGGCTGACATGGCGAATTGCATCAAATGTAAAGCAGCGCTGCCGGATGGCGCGCTGTTTTGTCCTATGTGCGGCAAAAAGCAAGCATCCGTCGACCGAAAAGCCACAAAGCGCGGCAACGGGACGGGGACGGTCTATAAACGCGGCTCTTCATGGGTAGCCGAAATCACCAAAGGCTACCGTGAAGAGGACGGCAAGTTAACTCGCGTGAAAGCGAAAAAATGCGGCTTCCGCACAAAACGAGAAGCCTTAGAATATATCCCCATGCTGCGGACGCAAAAGCCCCGTGAAAAGGATATCACTTGGCGCAAGGCATATGAGCTTTGGTTCCCAACGCATCGCGCCGACAAGTCCACGCTGAATTGCTACGCCGCTGCCGAAAAGTATTTTGCACCGATCGAATTTATGAAACTGGCCGCGGTCGAGATTGATGACATCCAAGAATGCATTGATGACTGCCCGCGCGCCAAACAGACGAAAAAGAATATGCGCACCGTGTGCAGCCTGATCTACAAGTATGCCGTTCCGCGCGGATACGCCCCTATGAGTATGGCCCCGTATCTCACCGTCACCGGCGAAAACGCCGCGCCGCGCGCGAGCTTTGATGCCGACCAGATCGAGAAGATAAAAGAGGCGTGCGGCGTGATTCCATACGCCGACTATATCTACTGCATGTGTTACCTCGGCTTCCGCCCTACAGAATTTCTCGGCCTGTCGATTGATAACTACGACAAGAGAGAAAAGGTGCTTCGCGCTGGTATCAAGACCGAAGCGGGCAAGAATAGAACCGTCACGATATCACCCAAGATTCAGCCCATCATAGATCGGCTGTCGAAAGATAAGATATCCGGCGCGCTGTTCTGTAACGAAGAGGGGAAAGCGTTCAGGTATGACTATTTCCGCGACGAGGTTTTCTATCCCACATTAAAGGCAATCGGCATTGACAATCCAATCGAAAACAAGCGGCACAAGTATTCCCCCCATACATGCCGCCATACGTTCGCGACGCTGATGAAAAACATTCAGGCATCGGACAAGGACAAACTCGAGCTGATCGGTCACGCAAGCCCCGAAATGCTGCGGTATTATCAGGATGTCAACCTCACCGACCTTCGAAAAATTACCGATGCAATATAATTTTTCTGTTACCCCCTCGTTACCCCCATCGAACGATTTCCCATTGATATCCCGTCGTTTTTCGGTGACTGGGGGTCAAGAGGCCGTGAGTTCAAGTCTCGCCACTCGGACCAAGAAAACCTCGAAACCATTGCGGTTCCGAGGTTTTTTCATATTTAGACTATTCTGGCAAATTCTCGATTATGCCCAATATTTCTATCCTGTTACCCCCGCAGTTACCCTCGCATAAAAGGCCTCTACCCATTGCGGGCAGAGGCCTTTTGGGCTAATAGTGCATCATTTTTTAGGCTCGCTCATCCCTCGCGAAACATCCCTTGCATCGTCCGAACCTCGGCAGCCCTCTCAATCTGCTTCCTGTGCAGATAGTCATAGAGGCCCTTCATGCCCTCGGGCGGCTCGCCGTGCTCCTGCCGGTACTTCTGGATGACGCCGGCGACCTCGGCGTGGAGCATCGTCATGTGATGCATCTCTTCGCCGGAAAGCTCGTAAAACGTCTTCGCAAGAGCGGGGCATTCGTCCTTGTACTCGAGGGCGCATTTCGCGTACTTCATCGCGTCCTCGATTTCCTCGTCGACCATCGCCGACAGTTTTTCAATGAGTTTCATTTTCTTCCTCGCTTTCTGCAGCTTCGACATTATTTATGGCATTAGCAAATAGCAGCAAAATTATCCCGAGCAGCAGAGCATCTGAATCGTCGTTCACAGTTTTTCGACCGTGACCGCAAGGTTGTTGACGACCGATGCCACGCCGTCGAGCGCCAGCGACAGAAGAGAGCCGTCACAGCCGCAGGCGTTACGAATAATAGCCGTAATAGTGAGGTTTGCCACGCCGTTTGCTGCGACCGTCTGAGCTGCCGTAGCGCCGATGATGGCGACGCCGTCCTTCTGTGCGGTCAGGCTGACCGTACCGGCAGCCGTGGGCGCGACTGTCGCGCTGACATTGACAAGGTAATAGCCCTGCCCACACAGTGTAATCGCGTTGCCGTCCTGACGGATGTTGCAGCCATAGCGGCGCGTCGTCGAGCCGACCGGCACGATGCCGCCGACCGCAACGGTGGGATTGCTGACGTTGGTCGTGTAAATTGCAGACTTACTCATATTTTTACCCTCCTAAAAAATTAAAAAGCGGAGCAGCTGTTGCCGCCCCGCTTGCCTCGCCGAAATAGGGCGTCAGATGTTGCCGTTGCCGCAGCCGCAGCCACAGAACGGGGAGTTGCCCGCGCTGTAGGTGTAGCCGCTGGGATAGCGCACGACACCGCACATCTGCTCGCGCAGATAGAGCTGGTTGTTGGCCTGCTCAAGCTGTGCGATGCGGCCTTCGAGCTGGCTCTTTTCGAGCGCTGCGAATTTAGCGTCGATGTTGGCGTTGATGGCGTCAAGGCCGCGCTGCGTGGTGCAGCAGCAGTCTGCCATCTGGCGCTGGATGTCGTTGCCGGTCTGCATGATGGTCATGTTCGTGCCGTTCTGCGCGAGCGCGACTTCCTTGCCCAGCTGGCCGATGCCGCCCTGCATCTCGTAGCCGAGATTGCAGATGCCGTTGCCGATGTTGGTCAGGCGGTCGTTCAGCTGGCCAAACTGCTGGCCGAAAAGGATCTCCTGCTGCGATGCGGCCGTGGCGTACTGGCCAAACTCGCCCTGGCGGTTCCAGCCGTTGCCGCCAAAGCCGAACATGAAGAGGAAGAGCACGACAATGAGGAACCAACCGGAACCCCAGCCGTTCTCATCGTTCGCACCGCGGGTGACCGCGGCGATATCGCTGAGAGACATACCACTATCCATGTGTCAAAACTCCTTCCTGAAAGAATTTTATAAATAAACCGTGTCGACCCGGCTTATTTCAGAAATTGCACGAATTCTTTTGCTTGCTCTTGAAGCTGCTGAAACTGCTCTCGAGACATTTGCCCAGACTGCAAAAGGCGCTCGATCTCCTGCTGCGCTTTCTGAGGCGTCATGCCTCTTGCGAACTTGCGAAATTCTCCCAACATCGCAAGGGGATTATTCGGCCTTGCCGCCCTTTGGTTTCCCATCAGGCTTTCCAGCAACGGATTGTTCATTGACGATTCCCTCCAATCTGGTCAGGCGCTCTTCGATGCTCGTGAGACTTGCTGTGCTCTGCGTGGGCTTTGGCTCGTAAGGCGTCATCAGATACGGCGTTTTCGACTTGTACCCTGCGTCGTCCGTTTTGACGTACCAGCCGATCAACACATCCGACCGCGAGATATCCATCGCGATCAGTTCACTGCGCGGAGCCATCCTGAGCGCGTCCACGCCGTTTTCTCCGTTCACGCGGGTAATTTGACCCGCAAAGCCTTGCATCGCTCCTGCGCCGTTCTGTGGGCTTGCAGGGGCATATCCGCCATAGGGGTTATAGCCCATTGGCTGCGGCTGATAAGGATTGCCAAAGTATCCCATGCGCGCACCTCCTTTTGTTGTCTCAATGATAACGAAAAAGAGGCCCCGCAAAGAGCCTGAAAAAGGTCTTTGTAGGGTCTCTTCTTTATGTGTTTTTGATACCGTCCGCGATTTTGCTGTATGCCCGGCGTCGTCGCGTCTTCACGTACTCCGGTGAGACGTGCAGTGTCTCCGCGACTTCGACGCGGCTCTTCCCGCGCACATCGCATTCAATAAGGCAGTACGCCTCATCCTGCGGCAGCTCAAACGATAAGATATACGCCACGGCTCGCTTGGGAGCCATAGAGGATAATCGCGCGCGGATTGACCTGTGCTGACTGTCCATGCCCCGTGTGGGACGTTGCAGAGCGCTTGCGCGTGGCTTTCGCCGTCCGTGCTCCTTCCTGTGCCCAAATCGGACACCGTTATTTTGTCGCTCTCTGGATCATCGTCGCGGCTTCCTGCCGCGTGATAAGCCCCTGCGGGGCGCTGCCATCCGTGATGCCCGTAGCCTTTGCCGCCGCCCAGTCTTTCGCCGCCCACGTGGAGACGGGCTTCGTGCGCAGCTGCGCAAGGTAAGCGTCCATCATCTTGTTAAACGTTGCCTGATCCATGTACTCCTCCATTTCCGGCGGGTACTTCCCCGCCAAAATCATGCGCCCTGTGTATCGCATATGGTCGTCCCACTGGAAATGCGGTCGGTCGGGGAATTTCTTCCAGTCGCCGCCCCACGAAAAGCCGACCTGCTTGCCGATCTGCCCGCAGCGAGCGAAGAACGACGGATCGTCGTACTCATGCCCCTTGACGTTTTTGCAGATGTCGAACGCCAGCCCAGCTTTGACGCCGTGGAACGTCGGGCGCGTCGCGGTCTTTGCCGCGTAGCCGTTCGCGGCAAGATAACGCTGGTACTCGGCATCCCTGACCGTCTCCGTCACGAGTACGGGAAGCCCCGCCTCCTTGCAGAGGTCGAGGAAGATAACGCAGTTTGCGCGCACGTCCGCCCGCAGGTCGGCGATGTCCCTACTGTGATACATCGCCGTGCTCCTTTTTGTAGTTGGCGCTGGATACGCCGATGAGCGCGCCGATAAACAGTGCCACGGCGCTGATGGTGGTTGTGACCTGCTCTACATACCCCCAGCCCCAAACACCCGCCAGCGCGGCGTAGAGGCCGGAGCAGGCGGGCAGTACGATGAGCACGAGCCACTTGAGCACATCGTACACCTTGTTACTCATTTCAAACTTCATTGTTCTTCTCCTTTCGTTTTCGTCCAACGATAATTTCCACCAGTGTCAGAAGCCCGGTAAAGGCTTCAATGATGCCGCCCGTACCCAGCAGGTACGGGAAGATGTTGTCCCACTGCCACCCCTTGATGCTGTAAAAGATGACCGTGTAGATCACAAAAGCGGCGATGAAAATGCCAACGATAATCAAAATGATGTTCCTCGTTCGCAATTTCGATGCCTTTTTGATAAGGCGCTTCATCCGACCGCCCCACTCAGCAGCCACGCGATAAACGCGCCCGCCAGCGCTGCGAGAGCCTTGTCGACCAGACTGTCCCAGCGTTTCCCGGGCTTTCCTGTGATGGCCTTTACGTCCTCTTTGATCTCCTTGACATCGCCCTCGACGGTCTCCTGCTTGGTCGCCAGCACTTCGACCGACGTTGCCAGCCTGTCAAGCGCCGTTTGGTGCTCCTGCAGCTCGTTGATTCGATGCGTATTGCTCTTGCACCGCGATTCGATGAGCGCGATTGCCGCGTCGTCGTAGTGCTTTGCATTATCCATTTTTCACGCCCCCTTATTTTTATGGTGTTCTCCATTGAGCCTATCATGCCGCTTCCGCAAATTCACCACGGGGCAAAAGAACCTGTCGGACCACCGACAGGTTCTTTTTCTTTACGCCGCTTTCTTCCGTGCGATTGCAAGCTGCTCGTCCACCCGCGCGCGGTTCCAATGGCGAATCTTCTTCGGCACGTCCAAATATTCGTACATCGCCGTGCGCTGCTGCTCGTTAAGCCCCGAGCGGAACAGCATTTCCATGATCTGCAAGCCTTTGCTATAGTCGATGCTGCCGCCGTCCTTGTCCTTCAGCATTTCGCACTCGCTCGCCGCCGCCTTGCAGGCCGCGAACACGCCGGGGGCGATGCGGTACTGCTTCTGTGCCTCCTGCGCATTCTGGATCCATTTGGTCGTGATCTCGTACTGCCCGCCGGAGTTTTCTTTCAGCGCCACCGCCTCGGCGTAGCTCTCGACGTAGCCAAGCGTCTTGTCTTTGCCCTCGTCAGAGAGGCGGGAGAAGGCCCCGCTGCTCGTTGCCTTATCAGCCTGCGTGCGGTAGGCGTCGCTCTTCTGCGTCTCATACTTGCTGTACGAGCTCGCGTTGAGGTCCGCCGCGCTGAATTTCTCCTCGCCCTCGCCGCTGTCATAGGCGTACTTCCCGCGAATGCCCAGCAGGTCAAGCGACTTCTTCGGGAACGAGTAGTTGGCCTCGCTCTCGGCCTTCTTGTTGTAGCGGGTCTTGAGGCTGCTTTGGATGCTCTCTCCGTCAAGCCCCATCTGCTCCATCAAATCGCGGCGCACGTGTTCATAGGTCGCATAGTCTCCTTGCTCCAGCGCATCATAGAGGATACCGATAAACCGGCTCTTGTTGCCGCTGTTGGCAAGATTGTAGCTGAACTTCTCCACCTCGTACTGGAAGCCGAGGCTGCCGCTCGCCTGTGCGATGGTACGCAGCGTCGCCATAAGGTCGCGCTTGATGTTGGAGACCGGCAGGCCAAACATCTTGCTCGCCGCAGCCAACAGCGTGAGCGTGGCCTCCTTGCGGGTCTTCTTGCCGCTGCCGTCAATGCTCTTGGCAAATGTGCCCGCCGCATCGAGCAGATCGGCGAAGACCTCCATGTCAGGGCGCGACACATCATAGCCCTGCGCAAGGGATAAAATATCCTTTGCAAACGGAGCCTGCGCCACAATGTTCATGTTGCTGCCGACGTTGCCGTTCAGCACGACGTTGCCGATTAGCTCGAGTGCGTTTTTCTCGTCTCCCTCCACGCCCGTAAAGGCTGAAAGAAACTTTTCCCAATAGTCCTTGTCGCGGTCATCGTCGCGCAGGCCGTCGACGATGCTCTGCGCCAGCGCATTCACCACATTCGTAACGACCAGCGCCGTCGCCGCGCGGCCCAGCGTCTTCAAAGCCTTGCTGCGCTTCGCCGGGTTCTCCTCATAGCGGAAGTTGTCATAGCTGCGAAGCAGCACGTTCAGGCTCATGATGGGCTCGCCCATAAAGGCTGTCGCCTGCTGCGAGAGGGTGCTCTTGCCGCGCATGATGTTGCTGCGCTGCAAGATTCCGTCGACGACCTGCGTCTGATCGATCATATCGGAGAACACATCGTTGACCGCGCTGTAAAATTCGTTGCTGCCCGCGCGGACGTCGGGCTTTTCACGCTTCACCTGCCACTCGCAGGCGTTCCACAGCTTTCCCCACGTCGCGGCATCCGCCTTGCCGGCAGCAGCGCCCGCGAGGTCGTTCAACTTGTTCGCCACGCCCTCTTTACCGTAGAAGCGGTCTTTCAGCGTGTACGGTGACGAGATATCAAAACTGCCGACGTCCTTACGCATTGCGATAGGAGAATGCTCAAGTGCCTTTTCCCAGCCGCTTCCCTTCGTCACGCCGCCAGTCATGCCCTTTGCCATGTCCTTCGGATCAAGAACCGCCGCCGCGCGGAAGAAGGCCGTCGGCTGCTGGATGACGACACGGATGTTCGCGCCGACAGACGCGCCCTTGAATTTTCCGACAAATTTGCCCATCTTGTCTGTGCCCGGTTCAAAGTCCTTGACACCGATGCCGTTCTGAATGTCGCCCATCAGTTTTTGCCAGTACTGCTGCGCGCCATTGCCGCCCTTTTCGTCGAGCAGGCCCTTGACGCTCACGCCGGTCTTATTTCCCGCGTCATTGCGGTACTGGAAGTTGAAGAAGCGGTTTGCGTCCTCCATCGGTGCGAGCCATGCCGCGTAGTCGATCATGTCGGATGCATGGTCGGCAAACGTATCAAACACGCTGCGCAGCTCCACGGCGTTGTTCGCGTTCGGCGTCACCTGCTGCGCCATGCCGATATTCTTGATGGAGCGCACATTGCCGCTGTCCTTCTCGAGGTTGCTGTGCAGTGCTTCCTTTGCTGACTTGATGGGCCAGTAGTTTTTCTCGGTGAATTTGCGGTAGCCGTAGGCCTGCATGCTCGCGTCGTTGCCGTACTTGGCAAGCGTCGTTGCCGTCAAGTCCTGCAAGCCGTCCGCCACGCGCTTTTGCTCGTCCGTCAACTTGCCCGTGATGCGCTCGATATCGCCATCAGTCAAAAAGACCTGCTGCGTGCCGCGCGGCACCTTCGTCCTGCCGGTCTCCGCGCTCTTGATCTCCGGCTGGATGACGCCGCCGCCGAGCAGATGCCCAAGCGCCTGCTTGCGCTTGCTCAGAAGGTACAGCTCCATGATCTGCGGCGTCGTCAGCGTCAGCTTGCCGCCGTTGGCGACGGTGATGTCGTGCGTCTCCGCCTCCCACTTACCGATGGCACTGCCGCGCGCATCGCGTAGTGCGCCTTTCAGGTCGCCGTGAATGGCCTTTCCAGCAATATCCTTGAAGCCCGCCTCGCCCAGCTCGTCGCCAAGCACTTTTCGCGTCTTCTCAGCAATGTCGCGCGCCATGATCTCCTGAGAATCCTGTGCATTGCGCAGCATCCGGTAGATGCTCTTGCCCGTCTCGCCATAGTGCGCAAAGAACGTGTACGGCGTTTCTAAGCTGATTGTCGTATTGTTGCCGAGCTTCTTCCGCCGCGTGCTCACGTCGGCTTTGAAGGCATCCGCCATCTGCTTTGTGGTCTCGAATTTGCTCTTGGAGAGAACCTTGCCTGCCGTCGAGACGGATTTCTCCACCGCGCGGATGGTCTTCCACATCGTTCCAAGCTCTTCGCGCGTCAGCTCAGATAGCCGCTTGTTCTCCATCCCGATAACCTGCCCAAGCAAGCCGTCCGAGCCATCAGTTCCAAGCAGCGACGGGTCGATGACCATGTCATCGCCGTCTGTCTCTTTCCATGAAAGAATGCCTTGATACTGCTTCTGCAATGCGCGGAATGCCTCGGTGCGCTTTGTCGGCGTGCCGCTGCCGTCATAGACGCGCTTGCCGCTTTCGTCCACGGTGTAGGTGCTCTCCTGATTGATGCTGTTCAGCACTGCCGCCACCGCCGAGCGCATATTCTCGGGGATGTGCTTCGTGTCCGTCGGGCGTAGCAGCTTCTTCGACAGGTCTTTTGCGTGCCGCGTGATCTTCGCGCGCAGCTCGCGGCGCTTCTGCCCCTCGCGGCGCGTTGCGTCCTTCTCACGGTAACGGTCTTTCAGCGCGTCCAGCTTTTCCGCCTGCTGCGCGCGTGCCTTCTGCAATGCCTCCTGCGTGTGGCGCAGCTTTACGGCGTCCGTGCGTCCCTGGGCCATCTGGCCTGCGAGCTTCGCGTCAGCCGCGGCCTTGCGCCCTGCTGCTTTCGCCGCGTCCAGCTTCTCCGCCTGCACGTCGGCAAAGGTTTTCTTCGCCTGCGGCAGGTCAAAGAATCGCTCCATGACGTCATTCGAAATGGCGCTGACCGCCTGTCCCATATAGCCCTCAAACGGGTTATACTCGCTCACGTTGTAGAGCTCATTTGCCACGTCCGCGATGCGCGCGATTTGGTCGCTCACGTTGTTCTCGCGCGTCTCGCTGAAAAACTCAGGGTAGCTTTCCGCCAGCTCGGAATAGACCTGATCGACGTTCGTATGCTCGCCCTTGCCAAGATTTACCTTGCCGAAGAGGCTGCGTCGGAAGTCGGCGTAGTCCGTGATACCAGCCGCATCCTCGGCAGAGAGCGTGATCTTCGTATCTTTCAGGTACTTGCGCAACTCGCTATACTCGCGGTATACCTCTTCATCCTTTGCGATGGCGCTCTCTGCGATGCGCTGGGCGATGGCGTCCGCGCGGCTTCTCGCCTCGGTGTAGGTCAGCTCGCCGGTCTCGTCGCCGCCGCGTGCAATGTAGTCATACAGGCTTGCAAGGTCGCCTGCGATCTCTCCACTATCGATCTCCGCACCGTAGCGGCGCGTCAGCTCCTTCGCCGCCTTTTCTACGCTCTTGCTGTCCGTGCGCACGCCGTCCGAGCGCTTTGTCTGCCCCTTCCAGTAGTCCACGCGCTCGCGCAGGGCCTCGTTCTCGCGCTTGAGCGCCGCGATCTCCTGCGCATTCTCCGTGCCCTTGAGAGATAGGAACTGCGCAAGGCTCGATACTTGCGGCGTTGTTCCGTCCTCAAAATAGGCCTTGATGTCCGCAAGAACCTTGTTCGCGTGCGTGCCGCGCGGGTATTCCGTGCTCGATACCGTCTGCCCGTCAGGCGAATCAAGGTCAAGAATGACCTCACCGCGATTGTGGCTGATAAAATCAGAAAGAGAATCAAGCTGATTCTTTGTTGGCATAACAGAGAGGTTAATGCCGCCGCTTTCCGGCGAAATACGGATATTGCCCTCGCTCATAAACTGAACCATGCTGCCGCTGTAATCGCTGCCGCCGTAGTCATCGCCCAGCGCGTCGCGGATATCTCGGTGGTCGACCGTGCGATATCCGCCGGGGCCGCCTTCGTGCCTGCCGGAGAAGTCAAGTTTCTTACCGTTCGTCAGGATGTATCCGGTCTCCGACCACTTGTAGGTATGCCCGAAATACTCGTCCGCGTCCTTGCGGTGCTGCTTCTTCTCTTCATCGGTGTACTCTTTCAGTGAATAACGCTTCTTGACATTCTCTCCGTTTTGGGGTACACTACTTTCAGAAGCATTGGTGGACACCCCAACAGGGCGATTATTCGCTTTAGCTGTACCATTTCGGTACTGAAGGGGCGGTGCCGATGCTTTATTTTTATTTTCATTAAGCTGGATGGAGTAGACAAATTCTCCGTCCGGCTTTTTTCTTACATTTGCCAGCAGGTCATACACCTGTCCATCGATCTGCACGGTCTTGACGAAATACTCCCAGCCGGTCAGATTTTGATGTGCCTGCGTTTTCTTCCCCTGCTCGGCTTTACCTCCGTTGTAGGTCGCGTTTTCTACAAGCTCAAAGATGCTGCCATCCGCTCCGGTATTGATTTTCGCCTTCCATCCCTTTTGAGAGGATTTTTTATCGCCGTACACATTTTTGCGAAGGTCTGCTTCATCAAACTTCGCGTAGTAGGTGTTGTTGCCGTCGCTGAACTTGGCCGTGCGCCCCGCGTATTCGTTGCGCATGATATCCATAAAGGCTTCCATGCGCTCTTTGTAGGACATTTTCTTGACATCCTCGCCGGTTTCGTAGACCTCGACGCCGTCCTTGTTCTTACCCTTTAAGTCAAAGCGCACGCCGCCATCTGTGGCGGCATTTTTGCTGTTCTGCGCCGCCGCTTCAAATGCCTGCTGTAAAAGCCCCTCTGCTGTCTGTGCCTGCTGTTTCGCCTTACCGGTCAGCTTGCCCACGATCTCACGGATGGCGTCGCGCAGCTTTTCAAGTAGCGTGCGGTCTTCGCTGTGCCTGCGGATGAACTCATTCAGAACGTCCGTGTTGGCGATCATCTCTCCCGCGTAGTTCGCCGCAGCCTCGTCCAGCGCTTCATCCACGCTGATCTCAACGCCCATGCGGTTATACTGCTCGTGCAGAATGTTCGCCGCCTCGGCAACGTCGGGGTCTTCCATGATGGCATCACGGAACGCCGTGTACTGCTCGGGCGCAAGCTCCTGCACGCGGTGTGTCCACTCATGCCCAACGACCTGCATCACGGGGTCCTGCGCATCCTTTGCAATGCGGATTTCGTTGCCCTCGATGACGCCGTTTGCCGTGCCGCCGCGCACCGCGTCAGCCATGCGCACGCGCACGCCGAGCGCCTTTGCGACGGTGTTGATCTCGTCTGCCGTCGCACTGTCCATTTCACGTGAAACGTAGTCATCATAGACAAGGCCGCTGCCTCCGTCGCTCTCCTGCGCAAAGGTCTTCTTGCGCGCCTCGGCCTTCGCGTCGTTCTGCCCTGCGACATAGCCTGCATAGGCCGTCTCATTCGTCGGGTTCGGGTTCGCCTTGCCCTCCACGCCAGCATTGTAGGCAGGGATAAAGTCCTTCACGTGCTCCGCCGTGTCCTTGCCCTCCTGATACGAGCCACGAATCGCCTTGCGCCCGCTCTCACCGAGGGAGTTATCAAAGCGCGCGAAGCGATTTGCCGCAGCTTCCACTCCGCCGCCAATACCGCCGAGCGCCGCGCCAACAAGGAAGTCATACAAGACATCACTTGCCTGCATGGCGCTATAATTTTCCCCGATACTTTTCCCGTTATAAATCGTCTGTAAGGCAGGCTGTGCAAAATCAGAGATGACCTCCTCTAAACCTTCGCCCGTAGCAGAAAAGAGCGTTTTCAGCACAGCTTGTCCCGCCACACTCTTTGACAGTTTGGCGACTACATCTTCGACAATTTCATCTGCGGCGCCTGCGCCGTAAATCCCCGCAAGGCCGTCCGATAGCTTTTCGGTCAAGGCCTCAACGCCTCCTGTGCCTACCGAATATGCCGCCCTGCGCAAAAGGCTTGCGCCGCTGTCACTGCTTTCCAGCGCCGCCGAGCCTCCTGCGCGGACCGCCAGCGGGATCAGCGAATATCCGCCTGTCACCGGCGCAAGAAGTAAGTCGCCTCCCATCTGAGCCGTATTTACTCCAAGCGTATTTACGAATTTCCCCACTGGGCCCTTCCCATAGTTTGCAAGGTTTTCTTCCGCTTGGGCCTCGGCAGTCAGTCTCTTTCCTGTTTCATAGTTGCCTGCCGCGATTTTCCCAGCCTCTTCTTTCCAGCGCTTTCCCTTTTCTGGGTTACCAATTAGATTGCCTACTGCTTCGCCCACCGCTGCATTGATCTCATTAAAAAGCCCTGCTGCCCCCAAGAATGACCCCGCAGAGCCTTTCGCCCCCGCAGAAACAACATGCTTGGCATCGTCCACCACGCCCTTTGCTGTGTTCCCGACGCGCTGCGCAACCGTCGGTGTCTTAACGTCCTGCACGTGCTGATTGAAGGCTTTTTCGCTCTGGTAGTTCTTCGCCTCTTGCTGCTGCAAAGCGCCCTTGCCGAGGCCCTGCGCAAGCGCATTCTGGTTCTTCGGCGTCACGACATTCTGCTGCACGGTCGGCTGCTGGCGGAACATCGGAGACGTTGCCTTCTTCTCCTGTGCCGTCATCTTTGGCGTAGAAACAGGCCGATAATAAGTGTAAATCTGCTCCCGCTTGTCTTGCTTTACTCTCGCAGGCTTTTGCGCGGGTGCGTAGGAAGCGGGAGCGGGGCTGCTGACCGCAGCAGCCCCACTTTTTTTCTGATACTCACGATATCCCTTGATGGAATCCAGCTTTTCCTTTTTGATCGGCATAATTTACCTCCGCTTATTCAAGCCATTCGTCCGGGTCATAGCCAAAGTGGCTGAACAGATATCGCGCCTCCGCATCCGTCAACTTGCCTTGATCTGCATACACCGCAATCGTGTTTGCAATGCCTGTATTGCTACCGGTCTGCGTCTTCATCTTCTCTAAGCTCGATAATATTCTCGAAGCGCTACTGCTGAGCCCTCCCCCGTCATTTCCACCGTCCTGCCCTTCCAGCCAGTTTTCATAGTCGTAATAAAGCCCGCTCGAAGATGTAAAGCCGTACTTCTGGTAGTTAGCCTTCTGCGCAAGCCAGCTCTTGGGGTTCCCGCTCGCCTGTGCTGCAGCAAACAGGCCTTCGTAGTCCATCGCGCCGCCGGTAGCTCCGCTACGTGTCCCGCCACCGGAAGTCCGGCGAGAGCCACCGCCGCTTGCCTTCCCCGCCGCTGCCTGCGCGGCCTGCTGCAATTTATACTGCCATTCCGCATTATAGCGTGCGTCCTCGATGGCGTCGCGTTCCTTCTGGTAGTTATAGTTGAGCTTGTCCTGCTGCTTCTGATACGCCAGCGCATCCGCCGTCTGCTGGTCGCCCACCTGATCGCGTGCGAGCTGATAGAGGTAGTTTCGGTCGGTCAGCCAGCGGTTGTAGTTGTTGTCCTCAAGGCCGATGAGCGTATTCAGGTCGGCGCGGTCGCCGCTTAATTTATCCTGATACATGCTATAGGCAAGCTGCTGTAGCTCGGGGATCTTGTCCGTCATCTGGCTCATCTGGTAGTCGCTCGCCTGTTGGCTCGCTGCCACCGCCGCCGTGGACGGCATCCCGCCCGTCATCACTGCCGCCTTGCCGAGCACATCCTCAGCGCTGCGGTCTGCCTCGCGCGTGTACTGCTTGCGATACTGCTGATAGAGCGGGTCGCTCGCCGCGTCGTAGGAAAACGGCGTGCGATTCAGCAGCGCGTCGAGCTTTGCGCTGATCTGTCCGCTCTGATCGTAGTTGTATTTGCTGTCGCCCAGCTTATCGAGCCAGCTCGTGTCAGCCTTTGCAGGGCTCGCGCCCGTGCCGAGCTTGATGTACTCGCTGCCGTCCACGCCGCCGGAATAGTCGTACTTCGCGCGAATTTTCTCCGCCGCGTCGTGCGCCGCCTGCTGGCCCGCCTTGTCTCCCTCGGCATATGCCTTGTTGTATGCCTCGGTATACTGCCGGATGAGATCAAGGTCGCCCGAATCGTTGATGAGCGTCAGGTCTGTATTCTTGTGTTTGAAATTATCTGCCATTGTCCCCTCACTTTCTGCCGCCCGTCACGTATTCGTACTCGAGCGCATAGAGCCGGTATTCTCCTGTGGCTTTGATTTTTAATCTAAAGTGGTCGCAGCGGCGGATCTGGCAGTTGAGCGTGAAAACGTCTTTCTCCTGTGCCCCGCAGCGGTCGACCTCTTCCCACGCGCCGCCGTCGAACTTGACAAGGAACACGACCGTTGCGCCCTTTTCGCATTCCATCCGCGCCCGCACGCGCTGCACGTGCTTCGCGTCAAACGAGCCGCCGTCATAGTCGGCAAACTCCGCCTCGCTGCTGACGGCTCCCTCACGTGTTGCGCCGGTCGGGATATCTGCCGGATTCCCCAGCAGCACGCACCCACCGTCTACTAAGGCCATGATACCGCCCGAATAGGCCATTTGCACCACGGCAAGCGCATCTTCCTTATGCCACACGCCGTTCTCGCTGCTGTAGCAGTACAGCGCCGCCTTGCCATCCTCTTTCAGGCTCACGTAGTAGTTGAGGCCGTCGCTTCCTCCCACCGCGTCGGAGAGGCGCACATCGTCGCCCAGCGTGTGGGAGATGCAACGCGGCATGCCGCCGCTGTACGCCATGATGCCTACCTTCGAGAGGTAGTAGAGCGTTTCACCCGCCACAGCAAGGCTCTTGTGGCTACCCTTCATCACGCCGAGAACAGCACTCGACATGAGCTGGAAGTTTGTCGGAATCGTGCCGTACATCTTGAAGATTTTGTCTTCTTTGAAAAAGCACGGGTAGCCAAGGTAGCTCACGCACGCCGTGAACGCTCCCGCCGTGCCGCTCTCCACGCTGAACGCGTCCGTGGATAGCCCGTCAAACACATTCCAGTTGTACGGGTCGCCGAGCTTTGAAGCAAAGATGCTGTCGCCCTTGCAGCCCCACACGCGGTTTTCGTTCGTGCAGACGAAGTCCATATCGGGAACGCTGCGCTTGAGCGTGACTGTTCCGGGCTCCGTGATGCTTTCCTGCCCATCGGGCAGGCGGAAAGTATTTTCATAAAAGCGCAGCGTCTTTTTGTCCTCGCTGATCTCGCGGATGATGGGCGTGCGGTTGTTGTAGGGCTCCTTTGTGCAGCCAGAGATCGTCACCGCGTCGCCCACGTTGAATGGGAACGCCGCGCCGGTCGTCGTGATGCTGTTTGCCGCCGCCTTTTCGTCGGCATACGTGCCATTCCCGAATTTCAGCCCCGCCGCGGCGTAGCTCGCCTCCATCGGCTTGATCGTGCCGTCTTTTTCGCACACAATCTTATCAGGGAAGATGAGCACGCGTTCTCCCAGCGCACAGAAAGTCTTTTCGCTGTCTGCGACCGTCGTCTTCTCTTCGCCGTTGATGTAGAGCTTCGGGCCGTATACCTCGTAGAGCTTGCCTGCGCTGAAAATGCCGTTCGCCTTGCCCATACCCTTTCGGACGGTATAGCGCCGCGCACGGGGGGCAAGAAGCGGGAAGTATCGCGCCGACAGGTTTTTCATGTCGTAGAGCTCGCCGCCCGCCGCGCCGAATGTGTGGTTGATCCCGCCAAATTTCTCCTGCTGCACGCGCCGATTCATATACGCCGTGATCTCAGGCAGTCTCATCCGGCCCCTCGCTTTCTTTCTTCTCCGGTGCTTCCGTGCCGTCGCAGATCATCGCAATATTGCGAAGCGACTGTCGCACCGCTGCCACCACATCGACGGCATCGCCGTTGACGTTCAAAATGCCGATCAGGCGCATCGCGTGCGCCGCTTCCTGCTTGATCTTTTCATTCATGCTCTTTACCTCCAATTGGGTTGCGAATAGCTCCCGTAATTGTTGACCGGTCGAACCGATAGCCAATTTGTGTTGTAATACGTCCCAATGTTGACGATCGCGCGGTATCTCTTCCAGTTTGGGTTATAATACGTCCCGACGTTGATGACCGCCTTCGCGCTGCCTCCGCTGCCGCCGCCGCTGTACGTCGTTGCCGTGCCGGAATCGCTGTAATCTGAGACGATCCACGATCCGCCCCAGTAGTACATGTTGCATATCCATTCGTATGCCGTGCCCGGTGACAGGCCTGTAATCGTGCCGACAAAGGTGCTCGTCCCACCGCCGGCCTCGCTCGAATCGAACGAGAACGTCCCGACGCCCGTGATGCGGATGTCGATTGAGCGCTTATACGTGTAATCCGACGCGCCGCCAGTAAACCGTGCGTAGACGCTGAGCTGTGTCCCGTCTCCGTCGACCGGTGACAGCGTACAATAAAAGCTCGCCATGCCTTACTCCTCGATGAAAAACACCGTGCCATACGGCGCGCGGCTCGGCGGCGAAGCGCCGAACATGTAGTTGCCGCTCAGCACCAGATAGCCGCCGCCGAGCGAGACGACAGGGTAGTCGCTGGCATCGTCTTTTCCGATCAATGCAAACGGCCCCAGCTCGGATTCAAGAAAGATATTTCCCGCTGCGTGCATCTTCATGCCACCATAGGTCGCCGTCAGACCGACGCCGACCTGTCCCGTGCCCGTGTAGGCAAGATCCATGCTGCCGACAGGGGTATCTCCGGCCAGCAGGCTTACGCTCCCGCCGCGCAGCGCGCCCGCCGTCAGAGTGCCGTCGATGTTGACTGCCTTGACGTGCAGATCGACAGTCCCCGTGCTCGCCACCTGCACGCCGTTGTAGTTGAGTTTGAAGATCGTGCCGTTCTCGCCGCTCGTCGCGCCCAGCGTGAAGCCGGTCGCGCTCTGGTCGAAAATGCTCTGTGCCTGCGTCGCGTCGATCTTGGTGCTTACCGTCGCGCGGATGCCGTTCACGTCGGCCTTGATGTTTGTGATCGCGCCGTCGAGGTTCGAAATGCTCGCCTGCAAGCCCTTTGCCGTTGTGTCAAGCTGCGTGATGTCCCCCTCAGCATCGCTAAGTCGAGCATCTAATCCTTTCGCTGTAATGGAAATTTCATTTACGTTCTTGTCCGTATCTTCGATCTTGGCGTAGATCGGCTCGGAAATATTCTTGATAAACTCGCTCAGTGCATTCTGATTGATGTTGCTCCCGTCCAGATTGAAAAGCGTATACCGAAGCTGTTCCAGAAGCACGAAAAGGTAGTCGTAGACCCCGTTGATCTGCTCCTGCGTGTCTTTGCCTTCGCCGTTCGGGAAGGTCGTCTCCACCAGCTGAAATGTCGTCGGCACTTGTCATCACACCTTCCAGTTGCCCCGGCTTTCTTTCCGGTTGGTCCTGCGCCACCATGCCATAGCATCGGCCACCGCCTCGTTGGCAATGGCGTGGTCGTTGGCATAGAGCGCGCTGTCCTGATTGTAAGCGTCGAGCTGCGCTGCCAAATACAGGTGGTAACACTCGTTGTGGCCGTCCGGCAGCAGCAATTCCATGTCTTCGACACTCGCGGTGTCATCCTCCACGCTCACCTTGAGGGTGGGGGCTTCCACCCCCATCATTTCGGCAATTCGGTGCTCAAGCCCCATGAGGATTTCCGCCTTGCGCGGCGTGCTCAATTTGTTAGGCCGCAGCGCATCCGCGTCACGGATAGCTTTCAGCATTTTCATACATTAGACCTCCGTGAAATACTGCCCCGCCAGCTCATGCGGCAAATACTGCAAGACGATCTTGCCGCCCGCGGCCTCGCCGATACGCTCGCACTTGTACGTCTTGCCGTCCTCGCCGTCGAGGTAATACTTGCCGTACTCGTATTCCATGCCGCGCGCTGCGGGGATGGGGTCTGCCTGCGTGCCTGCGTGGTCGACGTTGATGATCGTCCAGAGATTGGGCGTCTTGTCCGGCGTATAGTCGGCTTGCGAGGTATGACCCAGACGGCACTTGTACACCTTGCCGCCGTAGCTCCTGCGGTCGCCCTTAGCGCAAGCCACGGGGTACGCCCATGCCGTGATGAGTTCCGGCACGCTCGCCGCCTCGCCGTCGCTCAGGCTGACCGCTGCCTGCTCGATAATGGGGCGCAGTTTCACCGCGCGGGCATACGTGACCGGCCCACCCGCAAGGGCGGTAACGGTCGCTTTGGCGCTTTCCGTTTCCGTGGGCTTGCCCATCTTAATGGATACCGTGCCGTCGCGGTGGTCGGTGATGTCGCCCGCAAGACTGTACTCGCTGTTGTCGTACTCATTGACGACTTCCTTGGTCTCGCCCGTGGGCTTCCCCTGCTCGTCCAGCACGTCCACCATATCGCGCTGCACGATGCTCCACGGCGTATTGTCGGGCAGCAGTGCCGCCACGGCGTCGTGGGACATGGTGAGGTAGATGGTTTTGGTGTCACGTCCGTCCCACGAGCGGTCAGTACGGTTGCCGTTGACCGTAGCGGGGTATTCCGTGTTGTTGACTTTGATGTGGATACTCATGTGTGCTCCTTTCTATTGCGGCGTGGCGTTCTCTTGCAGCCACGCCAGAAGATCGCCCGAGGGGGCTTCGTCGAAAGTAATGGTGCGGTATGCTGTGTCGCGCCACCCGCGACGCTGGTCCCATGCAGTGGGGGCAAAACCGCTTCCCAAATATGACATGTTGGGATTGTCCCCCCTGTTTATTATTTGGATTCCTGTAATTGTTTTGGAGCCTCCTTCGTAGTGTGCGCGTGTGCTAAACGTGGTTGACGTAGTAGAAACAGGGATTGAAAGTGTCTGATTGAAGTACCACGTCAAGCTCACATCCGGCTCAAAGTTGATATCATACCCTGTCCCGCCGATGAGCGTCCTGCCCTTGAGGATATTGTACACCGTGCCGTTGACGAGGCACTTCCCACCCTTAATTTCATAGGCTGTGCCATTGACGAGGGTCTTGTGTGTAGCGGGAGGGGGTGGCGTGACATTGCCGGAGCTGTCGACTTCCATGTCGGGCGGAAGAATGAGCGCGGGGCGGATGCCAGTTGAGTTGGATGCTTTGCTGGTCTCGCCGACGCCGTCGTAGTTGACGAGCCACACCAAGCTGGTGCTGTAGGTGAACGGTGAACGGAGCCCCCAGTGGTCGGCCGAGCCGTTCAGTTTCGCAATACGCTTGTTGTTGGCGGACGTGTCGGTTCCAGATTCAAAGTAGGACAGCTTCGCACCATCTTGCGGGAAGTAGGGGTTATCGCTGGTCGTGAAGCCAATCTCGTAGCCGGACAGCAGGAAAATCTTGCAGAGCAAGCCGTTAGCACCACTCTGATCCGAGCCACTGGAACCGCCGTTCTTGCGATACGGAATCTTCACCTGCTTGATTGCGTCCCTGATGTTGCTCTCAAACGCGTTCAAGAGCGGGCTGTTCAGTATGCTGTGGATGGTGCTGTTCTCCAGATTGTTCACATCCGAGCTGTGCCATCGTGTGGCCTCGAAGATGTCCTTCATCAGCAACCAAGTGCCGTCGCAGGATTCGTCGTACAGAGAACTCGGTTTGCCCTGATGGACGACGATAAACTCTTTCGCTGCACCGTTGACGTTCAGTTTGACGATACTGCCGACGGCTTTGGTGCCGAGTTTTGCACTTGCCATCTCAGCGCCTCCTTATTGAAAGTACCAGTTGATAGCGTAGTTCTCGGTGGGCGTGGTCTCCGATGCAACCAGCGTCTGCTTGGTGATGTTGCCGCTTGCGATATAGTCGCTGCCGCGCGTTGCCGCCACCAGCCCGCCCGAGCCGTTGCCCTTGATGAGAGAGGTGGTGGAGGGCACGTTCACGGGGCCTGCGGGGCCCTGCGGGCCGGTCGCACCGGTATCGCCTTTCTCGCCCCGCTCGCCCTGGTCTCCCTTGGGGCCTTTGATGTTGACCATCGCGGGATTCGCAAGCCCGCCGTCGTTCGTCCAACTCAGGTCTCCCGCCGCGGACACAGCAGGGGTAAAGGTCGCACCTTTCGCGCCGTCCGCACCGGCAGGGCCCTGCGGGCCCGTCAGGCCTTGCGGGCCGGTTTCACCTTGCGGACCAGTCTTGCCCTGCGGGCCCTGTTCACCCTGCGGACCCCTTGGCCCCTCTGGTCCGGTATCTCCCTTCGCGCCGTCAGTGCCGGCAGGCCCCCGTGCGCCCGTGTCGCCCTTCGGGCCCTTGAGGTTCACGGTCTGCGGATTCGCCTTGCCGCCGTCGTTCGTCCACGACAGGTCGCCGTCGTCGCTCATGCTCGGCGTGAACGTCACGCCGTCACGTCCGTTTGTCCCGTCCTTACCCGGCGCACCGTCTGCGCCGTCTTTCCCAGGCAGGCCGTCCGCGCCCTTTGCGCCGTCCTTGCCGGGGGCTCCATCCGCCCCGGCAGGGCCTTGAGGACCAGTCTCGCCGGGATCGCCTTTCGGGCCCTGCGGACCCTCGGGCCCCGTGTCACCTTTCGCGCCCTGCAAGGGGCCGTTGTTGATGAACTCGCCGGTAATACCGTCGAAAATGTAGATGTCGTAGGGCTCCGCCGTGCCCACGCCGTAGGCATCGCCCGCCGCTGCGGTCGCTTTCTGCGCGGCGTCCAGCGCAGCCTTCGTGCCGTAATAGCCCAGCACCTTGAAGCCTTTGCCGGTGTCCCCTTTGGGGCCTGCTGGCCCCGTCTCTCCTTGCGGGCCGGTCTGCCCCTGCTGGCCTTGTTCGCCCTTCGGGCCGCGCGGACCTTCGGGGCCGGTCGGTCCGGTCGCGCCGATGTCACCTTTCTCTCCTTGGGGGCCGGTATCGCCCTTGTCGCCTTTCAGCGCGGCAAGCTGTGCCGCCGTGAAGTCGGAATAGGTAAAGGCATCGCCCTTGTCGCCCTTTGTGCCCTGCGGGCCAGCGGGGCCAATCTCGCCTTGAATGCCCTGCTCTCCCTGCGGGCCGCGCGCGCCGGTTTCACCTTTGGGGCCCTGCGGACCGGTCGCGCCGGTTGCGCCGGTCTCGCCTTTTGGACCCTGTGCGCCGGTTGCGCCCGTGTCGCCCTTGGGGCCGGTCGAGCCTGTGTCGCCCTTTGGTCCCTGTGCGCCGGTGTCGCCCTTGGGGCCGACTTCGCCCTGCGGACCGGTCGCGGCAACACCCGTGTCGGCAAAAGCGCCCGCCGTGGCGTCCCACTTGAACCAGTTGCCCGTGGTCTCGTCGACGTATGGCATCTTGGAAACCGCCGTCTCCGCATCCGCCGCCGCCCGCAAAACTTCATCGACCCAGCTTTGATAGGCCGGAGGCGGTGCCTCTCCGCTGTTTTCCAGCGTTTCGCGCACGCGTGTTTTATATATCTGGCTCTTCACAATGGTATCGCCAACGGTATAGCGCAGCTCTGCCGCGCCCTCACCGGCCACCGCCGTATCAACACTCGATACCAGCCACACGAGCGCGCCGTCTTCTTCTGTCACCG